TTTGAGCTGATAGCATGTTGTTAACGCCTAGCTCATCTGATAGTTCTTTTTGTGAGTCAACAAGCCTTTGTACAGTAACTAATGCGCTATTAGAATTTAAAGATATTTGCTGGAATCTATTAACTACTTGTTGTGCTTCTTGTTTAGATAAACCAAGCGCTCTACCAAATTTAACATTTCTATCTTGAACTTGTAAGCCTAGTTCTACTAAGCTCATAAAGCCTTTTACTATACCTCCTAAAGCAGTACCAATAATAGGAAGAGCTGTTAGTGGATCAGAGAATGCTTCTTTTAAACCTCCTAGTGCTGACTTTCCTAAAATTCCTAACTTATCAAAGAAAGTCATTTTCTTTCCTTCAGCTTGTAGTTGGCGTGCTTTTGAAACCATTTGAGCATAGTAATCGTTTCCTATTCCTAGCTTGTCTGATAATAGTTTTAATGCTCCTCCTGTAATACCAATTTGTTTGTTTAGCTGCTTTTCTAATTCTAACTCTTTTTGACCTTCTATAGTTTGCTGTTTAGCAATTTCAAGTTGCTTTTCTGCTGTATATAAAGCTATAGATTCTATGTCTCCTGCATCTTGTAGATACTGAAGCATTGTTTGTTCATAATCAAGTTGCTCACCTAATATAGCAGCATCTCTCATCAGCGCGCCTGTTCTCTCTTTAGCTAGTGCTAATGAGTTTTTAGCATTTTGAGATGCTTCACTTTCTAGGTCTCTTAACTTCTTTCCTTCTAAAAATTCTTTTTGTCTTAGACGTAATAGCTCTTGATTAACTTGCTTTACGTTAATAGAATCCTTGTTTAATGAAGATAGTCTAGCCTCAATTTTGGCATAGCTAGTATCCATCCTCTTAAGATCAGAAATGGCATTTTTCAACAGGTTATTAAAATCACCTTGATCGTCTAATAATTGTTTTAGACTTTGCCTTAATGCTTGTGGATCAGGTGTACCTGTACCTCCTAAATTAGGCCCTGTATTTTGATTTTCATTAGCCATTTACTGTACCTTGCTTACGAATAAATATTTACCTTTTCGTTTTTACCTTAGATACAAAGGTAGGCTCTTCCGACTTATTTTTTATAAAGTCAGGTAGTTTGATTTTGCTAGGGTCTGTTTTCTCAGTTACCTTTTGCTGGCCTTGATTACGCATCTCTTCAACCTTCTCTAGATACTCATTGATCTTTTTGAGGTTAAACCTACGTTTAGGAACGTCCATATTCCAAACTTCAGAGTAAGTGAAGCCTCCACCGCCATGATAGGTAAGCTCAAATATTTCGGTCATGAATGCGGACCTATAGTCCGCTCCCGGGAAAAAAGAACTCGGCTGACATAGGCATTGTAGTAGAGACCTCAGTGCCGTCTTTCATAGTGAAGCTAATAGACATGTCAATGTCTGGTGTTACCTTTTCGATTTGTTTACGAAGCTCAATTGAATCTCTAGATAAAAGGTATCCTTGATCAATAAAATCACGAACTGTTTTAACAGAGTATTCACCGTTTACAGATGTGATCTGATGTTTAAGTCTAGTTGAAACGGCTCCTGCTTCTTGGCCTACGACTTTCTTCATACCTTTAATCTCTTCATCTATCTTCTTGTCGTCAGATACAGTAAGTACCTTGAATGTAACTTCATTCTTAGAGTATGGCAAAGTGAAACTAAATTCATTCTTACCATCAAACTTAGACCAATCTAATTCTTTATATTTTAAGGTTTGTAGATCTATCTCTACTTTCTCATCTTCACCTGTAGTTGGATTAGTATATTTGAAAGAATAGTCTTTACCATAGGCTAGAATCCTAGCGGCTATCAGTAAGCCATTTCTGTCACCTACGGTTAGGTCTTCGTAATTAATAGGCGTCTTGATTAGGCTCTTGAGCATCTTCTCGATGGCGAGGCCCTGGCGGAGCAGGTTGACATTTGTAAGGATGTCTTCCTCTTTCGCTGTCATATACTTCATTTCAACTTGGCCAGATGATAGTGGGTTTTCTTTTGGGTATAACAGACCTTTAGAAGGTAGGTCAATCATTTCTGTAGGGACCGTAAACTTTTGTTCACTCATAAACTATTAGCTTTTATATATAAATATATGAATAATAAATTTACCAAAATAAAAAAAGCCCCAAGTGATTGGGGCCTTTCCTGTATAAAATTGGTAATTGAGAACTCAATAGTTTAGTACACAGTAATCCATTCCGATAGACATAGTCAATTCAGTTGGATCTGAAGTAGACCAGTCATAGTTACCAAAAGCAGCTTCTTTAATGAAAGCACCTTTGATAATCCACTCACTTACGATATCACCTACAGGACCTAAGATAGATAGGTTAAGGTCTTTCTTGTAGAAGTCAGAGTAACCATCACGGCCTGTTACTGACTCGTGGTGTAAACGAACCCACTCGATCACAGCTTGTTGGCCAGAAGGAGAGATTGGGTTATAAAGAGACAAAGTCATATCACGCCATTCAGCTTTACCTTTAATCTTACGGTAAACGTTGATGTGATCTAACTTGATCTCATTTAGAGTAACACCAGGAGCGTCTGCCTTCTTGATCATGTATGAAGGAATACCATCAATATACATGATAAAGCGGTTTGATACTGTAGGTTCAAACGCTGTGAACATTATTTCATTTGGATCCAATACTGGCATTGTATGTGCGATTTAGTTTCTTACTATAAATATTCAATAACTAAATTATTGTTTTTCTTCTTCTTTATGCTTCTTCTCATTAAGGCTCTCTTCCATTTTCTTCATTTTCATTTCAAGCATATCTTTAGCCTTCTTCAATTCGTCCATTGTTCTTTCTTTCTTCTCAGCAATTCCTGTAGTTTGGCTAGCTTTAAAAGCTGCGCCTTTACTCTTTAGACAATTAACGATAAGACTGTCTCTATCAACTTTAGGATTAGACTTCTTTTCTTGGTTAGCGTCTTCAATACAAGCTTTAACTACTTCTTTAGGAGCATCAACTAGTGCTGGGTTATAGAAGATTTTATCAGAAGCGGCACGAAGTGTGTCTAAGATACCTTCTTCTACTTGTTGAGTTTCTTCAACTTTCTCTTTCTTCTCTTCCATCTTGTGCATGCCGTCTTTTGGTGTTTTCATTTTCTTTTCTTTGACAACCTCCATACCAGCACCAAGATTGTGCTTACCTTTCTTGGCTTCAGTTAGGGTCAATTGCTCTTTTACACTCTCGTATAAGTGAGCAGGAACTTTGATTCTGAGTACTGTATTATCGTTCATCGTAGGTTTGTTTTATATTATTGACCAAATGTTGCACCAGTTGGAAGAATGTTGAAGTCAAGTTGAATGAATTCAGCAGTCTTTGTTGGCTGTAGATAAATTGTACCAACTAATTGGTTACGATCTACTACATCTGGAGTGTTATTAGATTCGTCCATTACAACTTGGAAGGCATAAAGACCTTGACGTTGTTGTACAGACTCAAGATATGGGTTAACTTGGCTTAAGAATCTGTTACGAGTTACTTGTGTATTTGGCTCGAACACGATCTGCTCACCTAGTTGACCGATATATGATTTAAGAGCAATCAATAGACGGCGTACATTTACACGATCAAGTGCAGACGGCTTCTGTTGAAGTGTCTTTTGACCATAGATAACTGTACCAACACCTGGGAAAGTAGCGATTGGGTTAACCTTTCCTTGATAAAGAAGGTTACGATCATTTACACCGATCTTTCTTTCTGGCTGAAGTACTGTAGATAGTGATCCACGGTTAAGACCTGCTGGAGCAAACCATTCTGCAGATACTCTATCATTGTACTCATAAACAGCTGGAACCAAAGTAGAAGCTGGAACAAAGTTAACTTTACCAGTTTCACGGCTACGGATTTGTACCCATGGCCAGTAAGTTGCACCATAGCTATTGTCGTAAGATACAGCTTCACTAATTACAGTGTTGATTTGTTGGCCATAACCAACCATATCAATTACAGCGATATTATCACCACGACCTTGAGCAACAAGTAGAAGATTAGATACCTGGCTAGCAGCATTCTGGCTATTTAAACCTGGAGCATAAACAACATTGAAGTCATATGCGTCAGTGTTCTCAAGAAGGTTGATACCGATGTTATAATCAGAAGGAATCAAACCTTGAATGTTATTAGCAGGAGTTGTAGAAGTAGATGTAGGGATAGCTTCAAACATTCTTAATGGAGAGTTTGTAGCGTTTGTAGATGTAATATATCCACCATAGATTGCACCAACAGCACCACCGAAAGCACCATTTACTGAACCTGAACCAAGAGATGGCATAGATCCTGTGTAGATGTTCTGAGCAATACCTACTTGGTTAAAGTAACCTGGGGTTGGTTGAGCTACAGAAGATACACGTACATACAAGCTCTTATTTTGGTAAGATCCGCTAGTCTGTAAGTAGTAGTCTCCAGTAGAATCTTGGCGAACAGTTTGAGTCTGATCTCCAATTACATAGGCAACATAGTTATTCTGATTAGGATCTAATGAAAGATTAGTCCATGTTTCAAGAATAGTCTTACTATTATTATAGTCGTCACCACGACGAATGTTAATGCTGAATACACCAGAACCAGTGTCAACACCAGTTACTTCCCAACGAACGTTGGCAGATGAACCTGATGGAAGAGATCCGTTAATACCACTAGCATTACCTGCTACGTTGTTCATAATAGATCCAACAGAAAGGGTTTCTAATGTAAATGAAGCAGTTCCATTAATACCAAAAACAGAAGACGTAGCTGCGGTATAGGATCCTGAAGCAACTCTTGTTACAAGAAGAGATTCTCCTCCTTGCTCGAAATAGTTAAGAGCAGCAATAGAAGTTAGATATTCGTAGTTAGCACCACCAGATACGAATGCAGCACCAAAGATAGCTTTGTACTGTGAGTATGATGTTACTAATGTTGGAATATTAACTGGACCAATTACTGTAGGACCTAAAAGAGCAGCGCCTGCTGCTACTGGACCTGCTGTTATCTGGGATAGATCGTTTTCATTCAAGAAAACTCCTGGGCTTAAAAGTGTTTCGGCCATTTATATGATTTTTATCTAGTAATAAATATCGAAACTTTTTTGAAACACTTTATTGAA